TTTCACCACCGACCTGGAGATGGATGCGACTGATTCGGCGGCAACGCTGATTCGGGCTGCCGACACGCTGATCAGCGGCAAGTCCACCGTCACGGTGGTACCGGCAAACGACACTGTCCTGGTTTATGATGCGGACGGTTCCGGGAACAAACTCGGGAAGGCGACTGTCAAAGACATGATGCAGACGCTTCCTGCCGTGACCACGACAAGCGGTGTGGTTCGGTTAGCGACTACCGAGAGAAGCATCAATCCGAATACCGCATCAACCGTTGACGCTGATGTCCTGACAACAAACAACGCTTCCCCGATGTTGGCGAAAGCGTGGGCGGAGTTTCCCGGGAGAACCAGCATTGGTGCTTGCACAATTACTTTTTCAGAAAACATCGAGTCGATTACAAGAACGGCAAATACCGGGGAATACAATGTGGTTTTCCGGGAGACAAGTCCGTCCATATCGGGGGTTTCTTTTCCGTCAGACAAGTACACGGTTCAAGCGACAGGATATGTGACCAGCAGTTGGTTTGTGTTTGGAAGAATAACCGGGTTTGGTGCTTCGACCGGAGACGCATGCACTATCCAGTTCAGCAAGTACGATGATGTGGATACCGGTTCTGATCCAACCGGAAAAGCGACAATCGTTTTTTTCGGTTCAACATCATGACGCTCACCGACATCGCAACGTATGTCTGCAATCTGGTCAACAAAACGGATGACACATCCAAGACCCGGTGCAAAGAGTTTGTGCGTCAGCACCATGAGAACGTCATCAACTCGGCGTTGTGGCGTGAGACGTTGGACGTTGAGCAGACCACGCTGCCGTTCGACGGTCGGCTAACCCAAATCATCCTCGATAATGGCGGCTCGGGATACACCTCCACACCCACGATTGGCTTTACTGGTGGTGGTGGCAGCAGTGCTTCTGCTGATTGTGAGATTGGCGGAGGAGCGGTTACAAAAATTTACATCCAGAACCCGGGGATCGATTACACCTCCGCGCCGACCGTGACGTTTACCGGGGGTGCGGGAACCGGGGCGACTGCCACCGCGATTGCGGACTCCTGGGCGGACGAGATGGTCTGTCCGCAACAATTCGAGACGATTCTTGGCGTGAGTTACAACCAGGCGAACCTATTGCCGACCCAGTTGATCACGCAGTTCATGACCAACCCGGACAGTTTCAAGACCGATGCGGACTCTGCTCAGTTTAGCGTTATTGATAGTTCAGGCATCAATTTTGATCCTGCTTATGGTGCTATTGAGTTTATGTCCTCGGACAGTTCGGACAACGGTAAGCAGATCACGATTGTTGGCGAATTATCGGGACAGGAACTGACGATGCAGAAAGAGACCGTGACGTTGGCGAGTTCGGTTCTAACCACCGAGTCCTGGTCGGCGGTTCACAGTCTCTCGAAGGAAACGACCACCGGATATGTGCAGGTGCGGAATCCATCCGTTACAAGCGACTACTTCTTTTGGCCCGAGTGGGAGAACGTCAGCAAATTTCAGAGAGTAAAGTTCTTCGACCGACCGAAGTACGATGCGAGCAGTCCGGTTAATTTGTATGTGGTGGGCAAGAAGAAGATTCGCCCGATGGTCAGCGATTACGACACCCCGATGGTCAGCGGGATCGACAACGTGCTGATTCACTTTGCGACCGGCGACATGTTGAAGCGGTCGAGGCAATTCGGCAAGGCGCAGCTTGAGATTCAGCAGGCAAACAGTCTGATGCAGGTGGCGCGTGACCAGGAGAACAACCAGAGCGCGAAGGAAGTCAGACTCATCCCGGATGTGTACGGCATGGGCTATACTCGAAATGACTTCGGATTTTAAATGCCTGTTTACTATAACGATGGACTCGACGATGCGGTTCAGTACGACCGTCAGGCGAGTTTCGTTGGTGGGCAGATAAGCAACTTCCGCGAGAACCTCCTCAACGAGAGCCAGGCGGAATCTCTCAAAGACCTGGACGCGGAGAAGAACGGTGTGCTGAAGACCCGGCACGGTTTCCATCGGTTTGGCGATTTACTAGGAACGGTTACGGGAACGGCTTCCGAAAAAACGAACACCCAAGGACTCGCCTATTTCGACACAGACGCAAAAGAGCAGTTGATTGCGTTTGTTAACGGAAGAATTTATGTAATCGACTCCGGTGAAACAGTTGCCACGGTTGATTCCGAAAGCCAAAGAGTGAACAGCACCACCGCGCAGGTGGATTTCTGCCAGGTTGCGGACAAGTTGTTTTACGCTTCCCACTCGGGGAACGACAAGATCGGCCAGGTGACCTGGTCGGGTTCCGCGTGGGTGGTGAAGGAGGCAGGCGGGACGAGTCCGACGAACAGCAAATTTCTAACGAACAACGGTTATCGCATATTTGCCTATCAACCGAGCGACGATCAGATTTATGTGAGTGATCTTCTCCCGGACGTTACGTCAACCGGGGTGACTGATATTTTCAACACCTCAACGAATCTTCCGTTTAAGGTCGGCCTCGGAGACCCGGTCACCGGCATGGCGAGTTGGGTGGGGTTCAACCTGGTGGTGTTCTGTAAGAACAGTTGCTATGTGGTAGACACCAACCCGGTAGTCGCCGGTAGCGGGGCGACCACCACCACCACCGCCAATTTCACCATCCGCTCGATCTCCCAGTCGGTGGGTTGTCTGAGTCATGGTTCGATTACCCAGGTTGGCGAGGATTTGTTTTTTCTTTCCCGGTCAGGAGTACGTTCGATCCGCCGCACGATGGAGGAGAACATGATCGCCTCCGATGTGGGTGTGATCAGTTACCCGGTGCAGGATGTAATCGACCAGATCAACTGGGCGCAGGCGCAGATCGCCACCGCAACATTCTGGAACTCAAGATACATTCTTTCGGTGCCTACCGGATCAAGCACGGTCAACGACACGACTCTCGTTTACAACACCAACACAAACGCCTGGATGGGTGTGTGGCGCGGAACGGTTACGGTTGACGGAACCACCGGCCTGCCGTCCAGCACGATCAACCCGGTTGACTATGCGGTGACGCAGTTTACCGGGGGCAAGCCGTTTTTGATTAGCCTCGATAAAGTCGGCAACCCGCTTCAGTTCAAGGATTACGTTGAGGACATCAACCTGGTGGACACCGATTTCCAGGACAAACTGACCACCACGTTCATCGACACTGGGTGGGAGGCAACCACCCGGGCGTTGACGTTTGGCGAGCAGATGACCACGAAGGATGCGGAGTTTGCCGAGTTCGAGTTTGATCGATCCAACGCAATACTGGACATCGGCGTGATTCTGGACGGGAGCGAGACCAGCAACCTGGCGGACGAACTGGTGACCGGGACTGGGGTGTTTCGTTTAGGTACTCCGCCAACCGTTGCTCACCCAACGATTCCGTTCACACTCGGGTCTCCGCTTTTGAAGCGTTTCAACTACTCGATGACCCAGTACCCGGAGTTCCGGGAGTTGCAGTTTAATTTCAGGCAATCCGCCCAGGCGGGAACCGACAGCAAGTACCTCGCACTGCGATCAATCCACGCGGGCGGCTTCTTGAACAGCGTGGGGGTGGAGTCATGACATATGACGAGAAAGTCGCTGAAGCGGTTGCACTCGCATCCAACGGAAACCAGGATGCGTGGAATTATTTGTTTATCATCGCAAAAGCGTTGAGGATTATTGATGACCTGGTGGATGAACCGGAGAAAGTTACAGTCGATGACAAGTACAAGCTGGCCGAGTTGTTGTTGGTGGCGTTGCCAAGCAATCCGTTCTTCGCCAGTTACAGGCAGACGCTTGTTCCGCTTCATCTGACCAGTGTCAATGCGTGGATCGACTCGAACGACTGGATGGAGAAAGACAAGACGAGAAAGAATTATGCGTTGGTCATCAGAGACCAGATCACCGAGTTGGTGATGTTGGTGGCCTATCTGACCGGCGGAAATGAACACATGCGAAGGATCAGCTTGAAAGTGAGAGACCTGTTTTTGAAGGAGGAATTTTAGTCATGGGATTATATTCATCAGACCCACCTAACCCCCCGAATATCGCCGGGGCGAACGAGGCGGGAGTATGGGCGGACGTTGAGACGCTGGGCATTCGGAAACTCGTTGCTGACGCGGCCAGAACCGGCAAGAAGGTTACGCTTCAGGTTCCTACGTTTGACGCGGAGGGCAACAAGAAACTGGGG